TTTACCCTAATAAATGACCTGAAAATGTATTGTAATCAAGCCCACCTGACATACTAAAAGAGCCACTACCATCTGTATAAATTCTAACTTCAACAGTATCCGCTGCTGCTAAATTTAAAATGTCAGAACCTGATAAATTAGTATCACCTGTATTACCCGTTGGCATATTTGCCATAGTAAAAAGATTTCTAACAGAAGATGAATTTATTACAAGTCTAAAAAGAATGTATGCAGTATCATCTACACCATAAAAATTAATATTTACAGTAAATAAATATTTTCCTGCGACAGGTGCAGTAAATTTATAGGTAGATGTATTAAAATTACCTTGAACATCATACTGCTCATTATTATAAGGTATTGTAGAAGTTACTCCTTTTGTAAGACTAGGATTTGAACCTGAAATGTATGCTTTAAAAGAAACTTGATAGGGTGTTGTTATAATACCTGCATTTGTAATAGTCATACGAGTAGTTGCATTAGTTCCAAATTGTACAGGGTAATTATTTTCATTACCAAAAACTGCTGCATAAGGTGATGAACCAGAATATAAAATTCCTCCAGCACTTCCTTCCATACCCCAAACTAAATTAGCACCTGTATTTGCACCATCAAAATATTGAATACCTGTGGTAGCACCTGACCATTGAAATACTCTACCTGTACTACTTAAATGCAATATAGAAGTTGGCGAACTTAGTCCTATACCTACATTGCCTCCTACTGTTATACTTACTTTTTCTCCATTTGTATTGTCAACAAAAGCCAATCTTCCATCTACTGCTACCCTTGATAATGTCCAATAAAAAGAACTATTGTATTCTATTCTTAACTGATTGCCACTTGTACTTGAAAATATACCTTGCGTTGCCGTTACACTACTAGAGAATGTAGCTGCTCCACTATTCGCTATCGTTAATCTCTTAACAGGACTTGCACCTGTGTAAAAATCAATATCGGTATTAATACCTAAGATAATACAATTATCTTGCGTATAGGTAGTACCATTGCCGACAAACATCTTGAATCTTTCACTAACGCTATTATTCCTTCTTATATTAACTCCTTGATTTGCAGAATCAGTTATGATTAATCTTCCCGTTGCCGAACCCGTTGTGTCTCCTATATATAAATCATTCGTTGCATAAATACTTGTACTACCTTTAATAATTCCCGTTACATCTAAAGGATGAGAAGGAGTTGCATTACCAATACCTAATCTCTTATTAGTATCATCCCAAAAAAAGTTAGTGGCATCTTGTGTAAATTGTCCAGTTGACCTTACAAATGAAACACCACCTGTAGTTTGACTTGCAAGATATTGAACGGCAATATATCCTTCTACATTAAAATCCCAAGTTTGACTTAATACAACACTTGGGTATCTTATAGTAATAGCTTGATTATCCGCTTTTCTAATCATTATTTGATAGTTATCAAAAAATAATTGAGAATACCCCGCTAAAGAACTTGGAGCATTTCCACCACTTGTTAAATTTTTAAATGCAACTGAACTATCCGTTTTGAAATTTAATGATGTATAAATTAAACTATTTGAATTTAAAGTACCCGTTAAAGTACCACCTGCTAATGGAAGATATGTTGAAGCTGCACTAGATGTCGTTAAATAAGTAGAACTATCAATACTTCCATCTGCCTTTAAGAATTCAGAACTTGTTCCACCACTTTTTATAAATGAATTAGCAGTTAAAGAATAGTAAAAAGTAGATGCACCCGATGGACTTATATATAAAGAAGTAATTAAACCTGTTCCACTACCATTAACACTTCTAAATTCGTGTCCTCCTAATATAGTTGATTGACCATAAGAAGTATATAAAGTTTTTGGATTACTTATAATATCATAATTTGAAGATATTATAACACCAACAGGAACGAGTGCGCCTGTATTTGCCCTTAAATCTGCACCACTTGCTGTAATTGTTCCTGAAAATGTAGCACTTGTACCGCTTAAAGCACCTACTAAAGTAATTGCACCCGTTGAATGTGCAATTCTAATTGCTTCAGTAGAAGGTGTATTTGTACCTGTACCTACTAATATAGAACTTACATCAGGTGCTATATAATTTGTAGCAATAGTAAGTCTTCCTGAACTTGGGGTTCTTAAATTAATTGCAGGTATTGCCGCACTTACGATAATTGAAACATCAGAAGAACTTGAATAAGCACCACTTGCTGTAATTGTTCCTGTAAACGTAGCAGTTGTACCACCTAATGCACCAGTAAGAGTACCACCTGTTAATGGTAAATAACCGCTTAATGCAGAACCATAGTTAGGAATATTTAAAGTGTTTGCACTAAAAGTTGCTGCACCACTTGTTCCTGTTGTTGTTAAAGTTATTGTTCCTTGCTTTGAATCAAAAGTTGTCCAATCCGTAGAAGTTAAATATCCATTAACAGAAGTTGTAGCAGCAGGAATAGATATTGTATTTGTAGTTCTTACTAAAGGGCTAGAAAAAGTTAAAACACTTTCTTTACTATTGAATGTAGTCCAATCCGTAGAACTTAATTTACCAGTATTTGCAGCCGAAGCCACAGGTAGATTAAAAGTATGAGTAGCTACACTTGAAACAATAGCAAAGTCTGTTCCACTTGTTCCTGTGCCAAAAAATTGTACTTGTCTTGTTAAGCTATTTAATGTAGTCAATCCCTTAGAAAAGGTTGTAACTATTTGACACAAATGATTATTCTCAGTATGTAAAGTAACTGTTCTTGTATCTACATTTACATATATTCTAACTGCTATTCTATCTGTTATAGTTAAGACAGCAGTAGCAACTGGAATAGCAAAATAATAAGCACTTAATGTAGTTCCATTAGTTAAATACTCTGGTATTGATTGACTACTTCCTAATAAAGTAAAAGTTGTGCCATCGTACTTGTAAAGTTCTGCATAAACATAAGGATTGTGAGCATTAGAGTTTACACTAAAATAAAACTCACAATTAAAGTTTCCAGCAGGTACTTCCAATAAAGCAGGGTCATTAGCATCGGTAATATAACTTGCTATGTAACCATCAGCCGAAATAGTAACATCAGTTCCAGCACCACTGATAGGAGTTTTACTTAATTGTTTATAAGCAACCCCTCCTATTGTACCTTGACTTACACTTGTATTAAGATAATAAGAAACCGAACTACCTCCACCTGTTGATGTAGGGAAATCAGCTAAAGTACCATCTCCTCTAACATATTGTGAAGCATCTCCATCCAATGCAGTTATTACACCACTATTAGCTACTACTGGACCTTGTATTGTCCTAATCTTTGCTGCTCCTGATATTTGTAATTGATTGCTCATATTAATTATTGAAATATTCCTCTTATAAATTCATCTGCTTCTAATGCCCTACCAAATGTTACAATACCTGTTGCACTTGCAAACTTAATCTGGTCATTTGTAGGAGTTCCTGTTGTAAGTATCTCTCTTACCTCAACACCACCTCTTGTAAAGCCTAAACAACTCTTGCCTATCATATCTGCAAATGTAATAGTAGTTTCTCCACCTGCTGCCGTATCAGATTTCATATACACTTGACCACTTGCCGTTATTATCACACCATTTTGATTTATTGAAGTTCCTGAAGTTGTATAAGCACCTGAACCTTGTAAACCTACTGAATAAGTACCTATATCCTTATAAGGAGCATTGATTTGTAAACTTGTAAGATTACAATTTCCACCTATAATTACCAATCCATCTACCCCATTGTCAATAGCAAATTTAATTACTATTTGTGTTCTATTTTGTTGCGTTTGCAATAAGTATAAATAACCATAGTTTTCTAATGTTATTAATCCATCGCAATTCACACTCCAATTAGCTATGTCGTTCTTATATTCACGATAGTAAGCACTTGTTTGAGATGTTACTTCTTTCTGGTCTACATTAACAGAGAAAGAACAATTTGTTGAACAAGCAAAGGGAATATCAGTTGGTATTGTAGTTATTACACTAGCTACATTATTTCCTTGTGTATAAAAAGTAATATTTCTAGTACTTACATTTTGAGGATAGACCATAACAACTATTCTATCACTTGCAGATAATGCTGTTGCAGGAAAACTTATTGTAGTATTATATAATGTTATTGCTGTTGATGTTAAGGTAGTTGCAGTACTACTTGCCAAAGATGTAAAGGTTGTTCCATCGTATTTATATATAATATAATAAAATGCTGGGCTACCTGATAAATTTGTTGTAATAGATACATAAGAACTAAAAGTCCAAGTTCCAGCAGGAATAGTAGTCAAATTAGGCTTATTAGTATCTGTAATAAACCTAGCTATTATATTATCTCCTGTTGCAACGAAGTTAGCACTACTTGCTACATTTTCAGTAGAACTTAATTCATAGTAAGAATTACCACCTATTGTGCCTTGTGATATGCCACCATTTAGATAGAATTGTCCATTGGGATTTTGCCAATAGAGAATCATATTATTACCTTGTACTTTATCTGCCATATTGCAAAGTTAAACTATATTAATATTAAAAATACCTTCTTGCTGTCTCTTGTTCTTGGTCAATAATATAAACAATAGTCTCAGTTGAAGCTATATTTGTACTACTAACTTCTAAGAATTGCATTGAATTAGTTTCATCTAAAAATGGGTTCATAGTTAATCTATTAGCCATAAACTTTTTACCATTATAAGTTAAATTATTTGTAGATGCATCTGTTATTGTATAGACTTTATCTAAGCCTATCATTCCAACAGAACTATTATAATTACCTAAATCTCCCTCTAATGTTGCTATATTTTTATTTAATAAATTTGAATATTGTCTCATTATAAGAAAAGGCAATGAATAAAATGTAGTTCCAATAGCACCTTGCAAATACCAATTTGCCCAAAACACACCACTTGAATTTGTTATAAGACCAACATTATTATAAACTTCATATTGACCTATTAATGGATAGTTTAATCCATAATACAATTCTATTGATTTTGCAGTTTGGTTTACATTACCAATAGTTCTAGTAATTGTTGCATCTTTTATTTCATAACCATTTTGTTGTAAAATAACATTTCTAACATAGCCTCCAATAGCCGCACTATCAGCTTGTAGTTTTATAGTTATTGGTCCTTGAAATGTTAAGTTTGGATTTGGTGAAAGCAACAAACCTAATGGGATTTCTATTGATTGCGTTTGGTAACTATTATTTTCAGTATATTTTTTAGCTATTACTGCAAAAGTTGTTCTCCAATATAAATCACTAGTTAAATAATACAATGTGCTAGCAATAGTCATTGTAATAATAACATTAATGTCTTGATTTGCATTTGCTGCTTGAAAATCAAAAGAAAATGTTGCACTACCTCCATACATATTTGCTAAGTATGCTGAATTAGTTGTAATTGAAGCAGTACCAGAACTTATGTAAAATATACTATATCTATTAAATTGAACACTTGAAAATTGAGTTAATGTAACTGTTGAAGAACCTGATGTTGCAACATCCCAACCAACTGCTTGAGAAGATACAACAGATTTAAAATTTCCATTATTTATATAGTTTCTAGCAGGTGTAAAATCAACAATACTTTGTATTGTAGGGTAACCCTTTCTAACTATTTTTGTTTGGCTATTATTTATAAAGTGAACACTTGTAGAAGAATATGGTGCAATATTTACTATATTATTTAATACACCACTACTATTAAATGTTGGTGTAGTAGATGTTATAACATATTTTGAATAATATATAGTTGAAGCCATTTCATTCATTGGCAATACATACCAATCTCCCTCTGCTTGAAATAGCCTACAACCAAAAGATAACATTATATTTTGTAAAATAGTATAATAATCTAATCCTATAAAATCTCTCCTATATTGATACGATTGATTAAATGGGTCATTATCCGTAGATGCACTTCTATTATTCATCCCAGTAGCAAAATAAGAACAACACATATACATAGAAGTACTTGTATAAGAAGGCAAAAGATATAAAGTATTATTAAATAAATCTAATAACTTTATTAATCCATTGCTATTTTCAGTAGGGTTATAAATATTATATCTTAAAAATGATAAACCATCAATACAAGTTATATTAACTTCTTGTATTCCTGTTGTAAAAGTTACATCAACATAATCATTAAATAAATAACCTCTCCATTTTATTACACTATTTAATGTTAATTCAACATAATATTTAGTATCATTAAAATTTAATAAATCAGGAAAATTAGTATAATCATCCTCGCTATTTAATATAAATGAAATATTTAATTGTGTTGATATTACACAAGCTAAAGCATCCTCATCAGCAGAGTTTGGTTGTATATTAATTGATGTAGCAGTATATTCATAAGAAGAACCAACATAACCTTCTTCATATATTTTTGCTACAAGATTTGTATTATCTCTTAATTCTTGTGGTATTGTATATCTTAATCCGTATGACATTATGCTAAACTAATATTTTGTCCTTTAAGATTAGATGCCTTTTGACTTCTATTTACTGCAAGTAGTAAATCTTGACCTCTTAATACAAATTGACCACTATTACCTGTTACACCACTACTCATTGCACCTGCGTTAAAAGAAGTATTTAAGAAACTACTTAACTTGCTTAAAGGCATAATTGCCTCTGGTCCAGCCTCTCCTATTAAACCTAAAGATGGTCCATTAGTTATACCTCCTACTGCATTTTTTGTAACACCTAATCCTAATAAATTCATTAGTACATTAAAAAATCCTCCACCTCCTGCTGCTGCACCTGCTACCCCTGTTCCACTTAATGAAATTGCACCTTGAATTGCTGCTAAAATTTGTGCTCTAAGAATTGCAAAAGCTAAATCTTCAGCAAATTGTAAAACAGATTGGCTTAATGCTTCAAATACATTTTCCCCCTTTATTAAAGCATTAAAAGCCCCTTGTAATGAACTTGTAATCCCTCCAGCCATTGTACTAGCAAATTGAAATGCTTCATTGTTTGCTTGTTTAAATCCATCTCTAGTTTCTTTAAGGAAATCACTTAATTCATTTTTAGTAGCTCTAATTTTACCATTTAAATTTTCATCAAACATCCCAAATATACTACCAGCACCTACCCCTACATTTCTTGCTGCTTCAGGAAATTTATTTTCAATTTGTAACTTACTTAATTGGTTTCGTGCTTCTGTTTCTAAAGATGCATCATAAACTCCATCAGATATTAACTTAACTGGAGATTTAATTTTCTTTTGTTTTGGTTTAGCAGCTTCTTTTTTTAATGTTTCTGGAGTAGGTAATAAAGTAATTTTTGCTAATTGCTTAAAAGTGTCAGCTTCTAATTTAGAAATATCTTTTTTTATAGTATTCCCTAATATATCGTATTCTTTATTTATTTTATCTTTCTGATATTCTACACTTCTTATATTAGAATGACCAAATTCAATCATTTTTTTTGGACCAGTAACTAATGATAAAGCATCATTTCTTTTTTTATTATTTTGAATTTGTTTTTCATATAATTTATCTAATTGTGAAGCATTATTTTTTTCAGTAGCTACTGCACTACTTTGAATTGCTGCTTGGTTTACTAAAGTAGTATAAAAAGCCTTATCTTCTCCAAGTTTTGCATCTTGAATAGCTTTACTATCTCCATAAAGTTTTTTTAGTTGCTTTAGTGCTTCTTTTTGTTGAGTAGGAGTTCCTCCAGTAATAAGTTCAACTAATAATATTCCCTTAGTTCTTTTAGTTTGTTCTTGACCTATTAACTTATAAATTTCTTGTGCAACTTTATTTAATTCATCTCTAAACTTTTCTAGTTCTCCAGTTGGTCCTTTAAAGAACTCTGCAATTTCTTTACTAAATGTAACGGCTAAAGAAGATACTATACCAATTGAAACACCAATGCCAGCAGGACCAGTTAATCCAGAAAGCATTGCTTGTAATGCATTCTTTGTACCACCTTCAGTTTTTGCTAATCTTTGGAACGACTCAACCATAGGGTTTAAGTTATTCGCAATACCCATTATGCCATAAGGAGCATCTTGAGCAATTCTTGAGAAGTTTATTAGGGATTGAGAAGCATCTCCAATTGGCTTACCTAATTGATTTGCCTGTTGCTTTAATTGAGTAATTGTAGTATTTAAATTAGTTATATTCTTATTTAAATAGTTTATTTCTCCAATACTCGTAGCCTTCTTTAATGCACTTTCAAATTGAGCAAGTGTATTTTCGGCAGCTTTTAAGCTAGATTGTAACGATGAAACATCTGCATCAATGCTAATGCTAAACTTATCAAAATTTTCTGCCATCTTATTTTAATTTACTCCGTACAATTTTAATGTTCTTGCCAATTGGTCATCTGTTAACATTACCTTTTCTTCTTCAATATCTAAATCATCAATTGCTGGTATGCTCCAAAATGCCTTAATTGACTTAGGCGATTTTTCAGTAGTGTTACTTAAATATACAATATAGGCAAGGTTTCTAGTCCTTGCCCATTCGTTTAACTCTTGTCTTTCTTTACCCATTACGATAATAGAAAAGTCTTTCCAAGTCATATCCCAAAACTCGTTTGGTCTTATATTGCATTCAGCAGCCTTTACTAAAATATCATCCCAATTTAGATTTGTTAGGCTTTTTTTTTTCTTCTTTAGGAGTACCTTGAACTGCCGTTACTGTGTTTTGCACAATATACTTTAAGTAAGCAAGGACTTGCCCTTCGGATTGAAAAATTGAGCCTATTTCATCCATCCAATCGCAAACATCGTTTTCAGTATATTCAATTTCTTGTTTATTACTAATACAAGCAGATTTATAACCGATATATATTAATTTAACAATAATATCTAAATCAAATTGATTATTACCTAAAACTTCAAAGTATTTGTCTATTGTGATATTTCGTTCATTACAAAATTCACGCATTGACCAAGTACCCCATTTTAATTGAATTGTGTTGTTGTTTAGTCTTAATTCAAACATAGGTTATTGTTTATGCAGTTTCAGTTTGTGTTAATGGTGGTACAGTTACTAAGAATGTTGCAGTAAATTTAACATCATCCTTATCATCAGCGTTTACTTCAAAATCGCTAATAAATACTTGACCTGAATACACAATATCTCCAGAAGTTGGAGTTGCTTTACCCATCTTCATATTAAAAGATGTTCTTGCAGCGTGAGCAACATACAATTGTTGATAAGAATCCTTACTTGGAGTTCCTGTTTCATCAATTGCAAAACCATCGCCTTTGAATGATTGACTAAATGAAGGACCAGCTTGATATTGGTCTCCACATTTTGAAGTTGCATCAATAGTGTTAACAGTTGATGTCATTGAGTTAGTTGTAAGACAAGCAACAGGTTTAAATGTTGCGTCTCCGTCTATGTCAGCTAATAGGATGTAATCCCTTGCCGATACTTTTGTTTCTGCCATTTTATTTTAATTTTGAGTTATTATTAAATTATAAGTTATTATCGTTCTAAATATATTGTCCGAAGGTTCTAAGGCATCTAAGTTTCTAATTGCACCTACCACTAAACTTGTAGCATAAAACCCATTTGTAAGGGTAATTACAGTTTGTGAATTGATTGCAGTCAGTATTAAATCACTTATAGTTTCGGCTCTTTTATAGCCAAAGTTACTATTTTTTATTACAATGTCAACATCAATGGTAACTCCATTAGTGTAACTTATTTTGCCTTGCTCTTGGCTTGATGCTCTGCCATTCATTATGACATATTCATTTACCCCATTATTAGGAGCATAACCATCATATACAGGCAACCCACTTGAACTTGTCAAGTTAGTATAAAACCACTTCTTTATTTCAATATTAGGATTTAACATTAGCTATTACTTTTTGTATATTTTTTCTTAATATAGGAATCTCACTTTCAAATGCTGGTATTAAATATGGTCTTGCTCTTAAGTTTATTTTTCTAATTCCCTTACCCTTAAATTGTATCGCAAATGTCTCATAACCAGCAGGTACATTAACTTCTCCACCTGTCCCAAATTCAACATAAGGAGCATATTTTAAAGCACTTCCAACTGTATAAACTATTTTAGTTCCTACATTAACTTCTTTTAATTGTATTGAATTTCTTAGAGTACTATTATCAACCTTAACTTCTCTTTTAGCTTTGCTTTGTATAGATAATGCAGAGGCATTTACTTCCATAGCTACCTCTTTAGCAATCTTAGGGGATAATTTCCCTAATCTTTTAATAAGAGCATCTAAACCTTCAATCTTAAAAGAAATTTGGTCTGCCATTAGAAGTACATTAATATTTCATAAAATCTAAATTGATTCTCTACATCTTTGATAGAGTGTATTGTGTACATTTCTCCTTCAGCATCAATTTGGTAATTCTCAGTAATAGTTACATCGTATCTAATAAATAACTTAGCTGCACGAGTAAAAGTTATTTGTGCCTCTTGCAATGTTCTATTTTGATTCTCTGGTCTAAAATCTCCAAATACAAGTTCTTGTAAGGCAAAGGTAGTTGTATAACCACCTTGTCCATCAGATGTATTTGTAGGCACATATAAGCCTACTTGAGAGTACATTGTATTGGCATCCACATAGTTTGCTTTCTTGCTTCCTAATCTCATAATATTGGGCTTATTCTTGTCCAGCGTTGACAGGCTTTCCAAGACTTTTCACAAATACCTGTATTTGAATCTAATCCTCTATTCTCGTAATCGTAGCTTACTTGGTCTAAAATAGCAATCTTTAAGTCATTAGGCACAGTTGCATATCCAACAACATAAGTAGCCTTTAAGTTCCTAAGAGGAGGTCTTTGTAATTGTGGGAACTTACCACCTACTAAAGTATAATCGGCAGCTACTATTGTATCGTTATTTTCATCTATTAATGAAGTAAAACTATTAACTGGTCCATAAGGAAGGTTAAAACCACCATTAAAATTAGTAAACCAAACAACGGCAGTTTTAGGTATTAAACTCAAGCCAGTACCTACTTCAATGGCTTCTCTTGCTTGTTTAATCATTAAAGAGATTTGGTTATCATCAACATTTGTAGTTACTCTGATATACAATTTAGCCTCTGCAAGTGTTACAGGTTCAACAACTGTACCTATATCGGTTAAAGTAAAATCTATAATAAAATTAGAATATGCCATATATCTTTTTTACAAATTTACATTATTTATAATAAAAAACCCCCTACTATTAAGTAAGGGGTCTTTATATCTATGCAAGATTAAAACTATACATTACCTAAGTCAGCAAAAATAGCTGAAGTTGGTTGCATTAAGTTAATATCTTCATAACACTCAATACGAGCAGTAACCATATTTTGTTGGAAGTTACTTGCATTCTCATAAGAGAACTCAATAGCCATTCCTTCAACCTCAATTCTTTCGCAGAAGTTGTTATCTAAAATAAGTACTTTATCATCAGTAACCCAAGATGCAGCAATTACAGGAGTACCCCATATTGTCATACCACCATTAGGATTAACAATAACACTACCATTACCAGCATAATAACCATTAGTAATAGTTTCTTTCAATAAGCGACCTAATTGAGCAGGGCTTACTAAAGCAACAGAAGATACAAAGTTTGCAGTCTTTTGGTTGCCAATGTAGTCAACTAATTGCTTCAAATCAACAGTCTCAGCAGTTGTAGTAGAACCAGTTGCAGCAGCAGATACAGTAGAGAAAAAAGCAGAGTTCTCAGCTTTGTAGAAATCTCTAGTCAACATTCTTGGTAAAGTTGTACTTAAGAAAGGTAAACTTCTAGCCATTTGCTTAGAGAAAGTAGAGAAACCAGCGATGTAGTCATTAACTACTTTCACTTCGCTTAATGCGTATGTGTTCTCGCCTTTGTTAGAACCTTCAGTTTGTGCAGCAATGTTGTTAGTAGTAGAAGTCTCTTTGTAGAATACATAAAGACCTGACTCACTTCTTACAGTTGGAACTAAATCTCTAAAGTTAATTGCTTGACTTGGTAAGATAGATGCATTAAGAGCATAAGATGCTTGAGCATCTCCTGTTAATGATGCACTTAAAGTCATTGCTTTAACATCAGATAAATCAATACGGAATTTTCCGTTAGATTTCATTTGCTTTTCCATCTCATCTAATTTGCCATCTAACTTCTCAAT